GACGGTTGCGCGGCGAAGGTCGCGCAGAAGGAGAAATACGAAGACCCGCCCGAGGGGTGGGAGGGTTTTGCTCGCAGGACGACGTCCTACGAGGAGCTACACCTCTGCGGCGCGTGCGTTGCCACGATCGGACAGAGCGTCCCACGGCCCATTGCCCCGACTAGCTGATGCTCCGGGCGGCGCTCGACCTAGTCGAGCACGGGGTGTCCGTCATCGCGCTGCGGCCCCGGGGCAAGCTGCCTCGGGCCGACAGCCACGGGTGGAACGACGCCTCGACGGATGTGGATGTGGTGCGGAGGTGGTGGGGGGACGAGCCCGACGGCAACGTCGGCATCGTCACGGGCCTACCGGGCGGGCTCATCGTCGTAGACGTGGACTCCTACAAGGGGTCCACCGCCGACGATCTAGCCCGTCTGGTCGGCTCGGATTTGAGCGGCTGCGTGGCGATTACCGGTCGCGGGGGGCGGCACTACTACTACCGCCTGCCGCCCGGCGAGACTCGTAGAAGCACGGCGCTCGAAGCCATCGACGTGAAGGCGCAGGGCGGCTACGTCCTCGCCCCGCCGTCGATCGTGCGGGGTGGCGACAACCGCCGCCTGCACTACTCCTGGGCCCCTGACTCCCTGATGCCCTGGGACGCCCCGCCCGCGCCCGCTTCGCTGCTATCACTAGCCGCAACACCAGAGCCCTCGATCGACCAGGCGGGCGGCAAGCGGCACGAAATTCTGATCCGCAGCCCGGAGTACGCACTGCTTCTGAGAGCAGGCATGGTGCTGCGGCTCGAGGAGGACAAAGGCGAGGCCGCAGCAAAAGCGTTGGTCCCCTGCCCCCGCGCCTATCAGCACGGCACAGACACAAGGCCGACCCATAGCTTCCTGTTCGTCACAGACGACGGGAAGGTAGCCTTCCAGTGCCACCACGGCTCTTGCGCGTCGATCTTCTCCCGCATGGACGAGCTTCTGCGGATCGCCGGACAGCGAGTTGCCAGTGCAGAGGACGTAGTGCCGTTTGAGGTGCCCCCGGTCGAGCCCAGCGTCGAGAGGGATCCCGGCGAGGATACTGAGGAGGAAGAAGAAGAGCCCGGGCTGTATGTGCCAATCACCCGGCTGGTCCTGCCCGAGGCCGAGCCCTACCTGTGGAAGGGATACATCGCGCCCGGCGCTCTCACGATCTTGCACGCGCCCCCGAAAGCCGGGAAGACGACGCTCCTCGCCTACCTGTGCCGCGCAATGCATGAAGGCGCAGTCGAGTTTTTGGGGACGCCAATCGCCTCTACGCCTGTGCTGTTTTGCTCCGAGGAGGGTGAGCAGAATTGGATACAGCGGCGCGAGGATATCGGCCTGGGGTCGAGCTTCTACGTCTATGCCCGCCCGCACTTCGGAATCTGGCCCGAATGGGAAATGCACCTCGACACGGTGCTGCTCGAGGCAGAGCGGGCCCGAGCGCAAATGGTGGTCTTCGACACCTCGACCGGCATCGCGCCAATCGAGAACGAAAACGATAACGCGGAGATGGTGCGGTTCGCGAAGTCCCTCGCAAGGCTGACCAATCGTGGGCTTGCCGTAGTGCTCACAGCGCACAGCAAGAAGGACTCCGACGCCGGGGGGGTCGGCGCGATGCGCGGGGCAAGCTCGTTCGCGGGTGCGGCGGACGTGATTATGCAGTTCTCTGCGCCCGGCGACAGCGAAGACACGCGCCGCACGATCCAGGCTACAGGCCGCCTTCCCGACACCGTCGCGGTCCTGCAAGCGGACTTCGATGCGGGCGAGTGGGTGGTGCGCAGTCGTAAGCACTCACCGCTGCGCGAGAAGCAGATCCGCACGGTGCTCGAAGCGTTTGCCACGCCGGCTACGCCCGAAGAGGCTTTCGCTCTTGCGAAGTCGCAGATGCGCCTATCACGGCGGCTCTTCGACGACACCGTTCGCGAACATCGTATCCTGCGCGTCCTTTTGACCGAGGGGGACGCGCTCTGGCTCGACAGGAAGGAGGCCGCCTCGCAGCAACTTTTATAGCCGGACCTGAAGCTGAAACTTTCAACGCAACTCAAACAGAGGAATCAAACACAAATGGACATCAAACAGGCATTTCCCGGGACGTATTTCAAAGCCGCTGACTTCGGGGACAAGGAAGAAATGTTCGTCATCGCCGACGGGGCGATGGAGACGCTGGCGGACGGGGAAAAGAAGTTCGTTCTCCGTTTCGAGGAGTGCCAGCAGGCACTCATCTGCAACAAGACCAACGCGTTCGCGCTGGCCGAAGCGTTCGGCGACGAGACAGAGCAGTGGGTCGGCAAGACGATCGTCCTTTATTCGGCTCGCGTGCAGGGCCCGGGCGGTCTCACCAACGGGGTCAGGATCAAGATCCCGTGACCGACCTCGAGATCGCCGAGGCTCTGGGTGGTCAAGTGGTAGAGGAGGGGGTTTCGGCCCCCTCCCCCGCCACCTGGGCGCAGGGGAAGGCGGCGCTGGCAGAGTTCCGCCGAAGCGTTCGGCGCGACGCAGCGCAGGGCCGCGCAGACGTACACTGGCAACCGGGCCAATGCACAAGATGTCTGGCCGATAGCCCGGACCGAACGGTTGTGGCCTTCATCTGCGACGCTTGTTGCGTTGCGTTGCCCGCTGTATAATGCAGATCATGAAACGCAACGCGAAACATTGTGCGTACTGTGCGGGGCCGATCGGGCCCGGGCGAAGGCCACAGGCGCGGTTCTGCTCCGCCAATTGTCGGGTCCGATCGCACCGGGGAGCACCGCTGCCGAAGTCCAACAGGACTTGTCGACACTGCAAGGTGCCCTTAGTCGAAGGGGCGAGGAGCAGTCAGAGGTACTGCGGTGCCGGGTGCCGAATCAAGGCGCACCGCCGCCGCAAGTCGCCAGAGGCGCGAGCAAAGCTCGCGCAGCAACGCACCGAGGCATCGAGGAGATACCGTGCCCGCAAAAAAGAAGTCCGCGAAATACTACGCAGCCAACCCAGAAGCGCGAGCAAAGAAGAACGCCTACCAGCGCCAGCTCAACAAGAAGCCGAGCGTTAAAGCCGCCAGCCAGGAGCGATGGACGGAGCGCCGGCGGCGCGGCATCGCAGGCAAAGGCGGACCGGACCTGAGCCATACCAAGTCAGGGAGGATGGTCCTCGAGGCCCCGTCCCGTAACCGGGCCCGGCAGGGAGCCGGAGGGAGACCGAAGAAGAAGTGATCTTCGGCTCTGTCTGTAGCGGGATCGAGGCTGCGAGCGTGGCGTGGCAGCCTCTAGGCTGGCGTGCGGCATTCCTGTCCGAGATCGACCCTTTCCCGAGGGCGGTCCTCCAGCACCACTACCCGGACGTGCCTCTTCGCGGGGACTTCCGCGAAATTGAAGAAGGAGACCATGACGCAATTGAACTTCTGGTTGGAGGAACGCCCTGTCAATCGTTTAGCGTCGCCGGACTCCGAGGAGGATTGGCTGACGAACGTGGCAACCTGGCGCTCGAGTATCTCCGGCTTGCTTCGAGACTACGGCCTCGGTGGATCCTCTGGGAAAACGTCCCTGGGGTTCTGTCATCGGGAAGAGGACGGGACTTTGGTTCCTTTGTCGGGGCGCTGGGCGAACTCGGGTATGGGTTCGCCTACAGAGTGCTGGACGCTCAATTCGTGCGAGTGGACGGTTACCCTCGCGCCGTCCCGCAGCGACGGAGGCGTGTCTTCGTTGTTGGACATTCTGGAGACTGGCGACGTGCCGCAGCGGTACTTTTTGAGTCCTCGCGCAGCGGCGGGCATCCTCCGCCGCGCCGAGCGGCGAAGCAGCAAGATGCCGGAGTTTCTTCTGAGGGCACTGCGCGAGGTGACCAAGCGTGCGTAGCCGTCTCGCACGATCCCGCAGTTACACTGTGCGCGAGAGATGCCAAAGGGCCTCTCCCGGAAAATTCCTTGAGCACGGTCGTTGTGTTATGCCATGCGTTCGACGCTCGGCAATCTGACGTGGTTCAATATGGACCGATCAGCGGCCCGCTGGATACGGACGGACACTCCATGGCCTTGCAGAACGGAGACGCCGTGCGCCGACTTACTCCACGCGAGTGCGAACGGCTTCAAGGGTTTCCGGACGACTACACCCGGATTGCTTGGCGCGGAAGGAAGCCCGACGACTGCCCGGATGGCCCGAGGTACAAAGCCCTCGGAAACTCGATGGCTTGCAACGTGGTGCGCTGGATTGGTCGGCGCATAGAGGAGGTA